CTCGGACACTGCGCGCGGCTCGGTGAATGTTCCAGTCCCTGCCAAAGTCGAAAGCCAGCTTTCGCCTTCGCTTGTCCAATCGGTTGCATACGGTATCAGGCTTGACGGGATCGTCGTGTGATTGGTTAAAAGGTCATAGACCATTTGCCAATACAAAATGCTTTCATAATGCCCTACGCGCTGCAATCCATCATCAACGCTGTGCTCGTCGGCTATTGTTCCCAGAACGCCACGCACAACGCCACTAAGCGCCCATATGCCCGCGCTACCAGTGTACGCCGTATAGCGCACAATCTCAGACCCTAGACGGCCATAGAAAAAGCCGTCATTGCCCATAACTTTGCTAACATCCGTCTCCAACCCAGCAACGCTAATGCTGGTCGTGGTGGCGTCTATGTCAGATTGCAAGCGCAGGTCAGTTGCAGGGGGAAACTGCGCCTTTTTGCGTTCTGCCCTTGCCAATGGATCAATCGCGCTAATCGTCCATGATCCACCAGACGGCGGCGATATGTTTGTCACGTCATAACGCCTGATTGTCATGTCAGCGAGCGAAGCGTCGGCGTCCGTTCCAGTGTATAGATACAACTCCAACTGCGGCACGGCCTCACCAATCCATGCCAGCAACAAGCGGCCTAGACTGCCCTGCACGGTGCGCTCGTCCGCATAGAAGTCGCCAAACTGGTTGCGAAACTCAAAGTCATTCAGCGTTACGGAAATTGTGCCGCGCAATCCAAATGGGCTTTCGCTTTCTCGAACTGCACCAAGATTTATCCGAGTTGGCTCGGTGCGCACGGTTCTCAGGATTGGGATGCTTGGCGGATAAACTAAATTTGCATTTGGCAAGGATGCGGTTCTCGGCACTGGGTCGCCTTGACGGTGAAAATACCAAGACAATTGACCGCTAAGATTAAACGCGCTGCGAAACTTGCAAGTTTCATATGTCTGAAAACACTTTGGGGTTCCTGCTGCCTCACATGTACCCACGCCAAACCGCAGGCTGCACCGCTTTTGCCGCAACTCAATGGCCTGAACAATCTTTGTCATGGTGCTGCATACCCCATGCACTGGAACGTGACGGCTCCACTGTTGTTGAGGTTAGGTCGCTCACGGTTAAACCGTGGCCTCTCAGTTGCGCGCGCGTAGGCAACATCATCAGGATAGCTAGACGGCTTGGCGGCAATAAAGAACGGCCCAACGTTATCAACGTGATTGATAAAGCCTTTCCATGTGATGTCGCCAGCCGCCGCACGGAATGTCTCAGGCAGGTTCTGCACGGTCAAGTCAAAGCGTAGGTCTGCGCCATCAACGGCGCGCCCCAGCACGTCACCCGTTACGCTTTGTTGGTGACGGTAACGCACTTGCTTGCTTTCACTGATCGGCAAGCCCGTGAAAACAGATAGCTGCGGCATTTCCAGCGCGTCACCAGCCTGCGCAACGGCGATTTCTGCTGTTCCGCCGGTAATAACGAACTGAACCTGACTGGCTGATTGCGATGAAAACAAGAACACAATTGCGCTATCGTCTGTCGGGCTAATGCTTCCCACAGTCACGCCGCCGACTTGGCATGTCACGCTTGCCCCGATGCTTCCCAGATTGTGCGCGGCAAGTGCGGCATAGCTGGTCGTTTGGCTGGAGAATGACAACGTTATGGTTTGAGTTGTGCTGCCCGCCTGCCATACGCTCCACGTTTCGCCATCCAACATCCAATCGGGATCGTAGCCGCTCGCGCTGCTAGTGACGCCCACTGTTGAAGTGTGCTTATCAAAGCATATGCGCGGCTTATCATCTATGCCTGACTGAATAACAACGCTCATGCGAACACCAACCTTCCGCCGCGATCAAGTTGAGATTGTATTTGTTCAAGCAAGCCCTCAACACTGCCCCGGCTGAACGTGTCGCCCTGTAGGTTAATGCTCACGGTTTGGGTTGGGGATGCGGGCGCGGATGCTGCCGATGATGTACCGGTTGATCCGCCACCACCGCCATTGCCGTTGTCGCTAACGCTTTTGATCGCGTTCACAAAGCCAATACCCTGCGCGATAACCGCAGCCGCTGCGGCAAAACCAGCGATGCCACCTCTGGCAAGCTCCTTTGACGCGCCTTGATATGTGTTTATTAGGGCTTGCGCTGCACTAAACACCTTAGCAATCTTGAGCGCCTTTTTGTTGTTTTGCCCAATAGCGTTAAGTATTTCGGCCCCCGCGCCTGCAACTATTGCAAGGTCAGACGCCGCACCCGCCTTTTTAATTGCGTTCATGCGGTTTTGGTGTTCTTCCTCAAGTCGTTCTTTCTTTTCGTTGTATTGTTCCTGATTGATTATCTCAGCTTCAAGAGCGGAGTTTAGAATGTCCATGCCCTCATCGCGCCAATCGTCGACAACCTCACGCTCGGTCATTAGGCCGTTGGTCAGCACTTCAAGCCGCTGCTCAAGTTGTTCGCGCAACTGGTCAGCAGACCCCAGACCAGCAGCGCCGCCTGCGGCCTCAATATCAACAGGCCCGAAATATTCCTCATAGGCTGCATCTGCGCGGCTCATTGGTCGAGTTCCGCCAGAATTTGTGTCAGGCGTGGTAGGTGGCGTCTTCGGTGGCGTGGTTCCCGCACCTACTCCGCTTGTGCCACCGCTTGATGTGGCGCTCATCACGCGGTTAGCTATTTGCTTAAAACGATCCTGAGCGGTTTGCAGCCGTTCTGAAGCTGCTTCCACCGCAGCAGCAGATTCTGATGTGTTCCGTGCCATATCTTCTGACATGCCGGAATTTCCGCCAGCAGTAAGCGGGTTTTGATCTAAAAGAGCAGTTCCCGCCTTTTCGATAGCCCGCCGTTTTTCAAGTTCCGCCGCCGCCGCTGCATATGCGCTCTCTGCTAATGTGACGTTTGCCTTCGCCGCCGCGATGGCTTCCTTACCAGCCGCAGGCGCTGCCGTTGCGCTGAAGGTATTGAGCGCCATGTTCAATTCATGCTCGGCCTCTGCCGCAGCCCTTGCTGCCGCCCCGAACGTGTCAGTACCTTTAGCCGCGTCCTCTGCTTTCTTGCGCCACAACGCAATGCCGCCCAGCGCAAGCGCAAGCAACCTGACAATAACTGTAAAAGGCCCGCCTGCCAGCGCAACGGCAATAGCAAGGCCAGAAAAGGCAAGTGTTACAATTTCCACATTCTGCGACAAAGTAACCATGCCATCAGCCACGTCTGCCGATATATTGGCAATGCCAGTCAGGCCGCCAATCGCGACCTCCATAAAATCCTCAGTTAAGATTGTATTTGCAAGCTGTCCAAACGCACCGGCAAGTCGCTCAATAGCCGTTTGAACCGCGTCTGATTGTGCCAGCGTATTGAACCGGTCAGCCATTGTTTGCAGGATCGGCGCTACCTCAACCGCAAGGCGTTGACGAAGGCTATCAAAAACAAGGCTCATGCGCGCAACTGCATCGTTGGCGCTTTCAATGCTGTCAGTCTGCGCTTTGGTGAGTTCAAGGCCAAAGGCCGTAACCTCTTCCCGCGCAGAACGGATTGCGTCGCCACCCTGAATGAGCAAGAGCGCCATATTGCGCGACCGAACGCCCAAGTCTCTCAAAATATCTGACGCTTGCCCTGACGAAAGTCCCAACGCATTAATACTATCAGCAAGCGCAGCCATGCGTTCGTCAGAATCAAGCCCTGCTAGGTCACTTGCAGTCATGCCCAACTTGGCAAGCGCCTTTTGCGCTGGGCTACCTTTTTCCTTAGCCGCCTCTAGTTCTCGATTTAGCTGCTGCATGGCGGTGTTGGCTTCACCAACAGATACGCCAGCATATCCCGCCGCAATCTGAACCGCTCGCAACGCATTGACGCTGCCATCGATTGACCGCGCCAGTTTGGTTTGAGCATCAACTGCCGCAAGCCCTTGCGTGGTCATTGCCGCAAGCGCGCCACCCACCAAAACACCAGCCGCACCAGCCGCTTTAGCAAGTCCCGCAAGATTTCGCCCAGCGCGCTTTAAACCACGCTCTAGGCCAGTCGTGTCTGCGCCAATTTTGACTAAAAGTGGTTTAATCGCCATCTGTCGGCTCCAGTAATCTGCTCAAGCGGTCAACCTCACCTTGCGATAAATGCCCCTTGCGGTTTTTCTGCGGCGTGATTTGGTGCGATAGATATTCTGCAATAAACTCAGAAAATGTCATCTTCCAAAACTCAGACGGGGATATGCCCCAAGATCGCGCTATCAGATATAGATTGTTAAAATCTATGTCTCGGAGTTCACCCTCTTCCGCGACTTCGGTTGAGGCTTCGACTTTTTTCCAAGATCAATCGACGGCAATACCGCCGCCACAAAAGCAAGTTGAAAATCAATCATTTCCTCAGAGCCGCCGGTGATGAATGCGTAGCTTTCATCCTCGGATACCTTGACGCCTGCCTCTGCCATGAACACCCGATGCACATCGGTCAGATCAATGGGATCAGCACCGCCTTTAATGCAAGCGTTTGCCAAAGCAAGCGCATGGATACCTTTGGCTTTGATACGTCGAAGCAATGCCAGTGACGGGGTGAACGTGTATTCATTGCCCTGCCACTGGATTGTAAGCTCTCTAAAAACTTCGCTCATCAGGATGCCGTAATCGCGCCAGAGCTTTCCAGAGAAAGCGTGAACGTAATTGTGTCGGCTTGTTCGCCTGTCGCCTCAAATGAGGTGATAAAGAACGATCCTGTATAAGTCGCAAAGCTGCCCATATCAATTTCAAAGGCATGAAGCGCGCTATCAGATGTAGCCGCCGCCGCCAATGCAGAGAATGTCGATGCCGTTGCAACGCCAGTGCATGACAAACTCATGCTTTTCACGCCGATGTCGTCCAGATACGTCCGAACGCCAGCGTCATCTTTGTCGGTGATGTCGATGGCCTCGTTATTGAACGTCATGCTGTCAGTGCGCGCGCCCGCGACTACAACATATGTTGATCCATCCGACGCATATTTGATCCGTAGATCACGACCTGCTTCTGCTGCCATTGTTTTGCCCTTTCATTGGCTTTGCAAACTTGTATCACGATTTTGGAAACTTGCAAAGCTAGGTTCCATCGTCGTATGTAATCCGAAATGTCATTGGCCTGTACCGAGTGAAGCCGTCTGGGTCCGGTATATTGCCCGGGCTTTCCTCAAACAGACAATTCACAGTGTTTGATCCGGCAATAACCAAGTCAAACTTGTGCAAAAGGTCATATACCTGTTGCGCCGTTGCGTTTGCAAGATCAACGGCAGATCGCGTTGCGGTCGGTCTGCAAAAGGTCGTAATCTGGATAAGCTGCTCGCCGCCGTCACTGGTCTTTGTATCCCATGCGCGCGCGCTCACGTCCTCGATGATGCAATACGGGAACGGCGCTAGGCTTTCAGGGCGCGTGTCTTGCGGCTTGTCGTATCCGATATAGCTGACCAACCCAGATAATGTGGTATCACCTGCCAGCCGCGCCCTAACGGCTTGCGCTACGCCTGCAAAGTTCATCGCGTGGCCCTCCGGATAATATCTTCCAGCTTGCCGATATAGACGGGTCGCATCCGCTCCACCGCTGGCCTGAAGAATGGGCGCGATGCCATGCGGCTTGTGCCGTATTCCAGCCATGTCGCATAAATCAATTCGCTGCCAACTGTGGCGGTCAGATCGCCAATGCGGTCGAATGTGATGCTATTGGCAAGCCGTCCTGTGTCTGTCATGGGCGGCTGTCCGGGCGCGGATGCAGTGTGCGTGCGTGTTGGATTGCTTTTTCTGTACGTCCGCCCCGACGCTGGCCCGTTATCTAGGCTTTTAACAATATCGGCCTGCATCTCTATGGCGACGGCTTTGACTACATTGCCAGCTTCTTCTCGCAGATCGTCAGATAGCCGCCGCAATTCGCGCTGTAGCTGTTCCGAACCCTCAAGGCGAATTGTGACGGTCATGTCGCATCGCCCATGTTTACGTCGATCTCAAGCCAACGGTCATCCATATCAACATTCGCAATAAAACGGATGTTGCACGGCCTGCCCCGGATCAACACGCGGTCTTTTTCGGTAAGATCTGAGTTGTAACGGGTCACAATGCGATAGTTTGCCGTGGCCTCGGTGCGCTCAGACGCCCAACGCTCGCGCCCTGACATAGGTTTAACCATCGCCCGCGTCGGAGCATCTGCAATTGTGGCCCAGCCTTGAATGCGCGCGCCGTAATCGTCAGCCGTGTTCGTCACGCGCTCGAACGTCACAGGCTCACGCAGATCGCGTGCGCTATACTTAGAAGGCTTGCAACAGTTCACCATGCCAATTCATCCGCGCGGCGATAAGGTGCTAACAACGACTTGGCTTGATCTGTCATGCCTGCGCAACCCTCATACATGCTTGTCACATACATTCGGATTGCCTCAAGGATCGGCGGTGGAATGTCGCCAGAGCCGTAGCCAGCAACGTATGTCACCTGCACCGCGTCCTGCGCCCGCAGATCGCTGGGCCAAGTTTCCCCTTCGTCAAGATAGATACGCCCGCTGGTAAGGTCCACCTGATACCGGCTTGCGTCGTAAGTGCTGGCGTTGTTGCCTCGGTCATAGGTCACGATGCTGGTGACGGACTGCAATGGGGGAAAAGGCAGCTCCAGCGTCTCGCCGCCACCCAAAACGTAAGGCCGCGATGCCGTATGCACGCCCGGCCCCAATGCCAGAAGGTTGTCATCGCCGTGGCCATCGGTAAAGCCGTCTGCCTTGAATACGAATGTCTCGGTCAGGATCGCCTGCCGCAGGTATTGCTTTACCGCCTCAGTGGCCGTGGCGATGTATGCCGTGATAATGTCGTCATCGCCAAAACCGTCAACGCGCAAAAACACTTTCATGTCTGCCAGTGATACGGCTGGGCTGTCCGCCGATGCCGATACAAAAACGGATTTTCGATTGTATCTCATTTCCGGCTCCGCTTTCGTGTTTTATTTTCAGGCGCGGCCTGCATGGCCTTGGTGACAATTTCACAAGCGCCTTGTCCAATAAGTAGCGCCAGCGTGGCGTCATCCACATCGCGCTCAGAACCGGCTTGCCACGTTTGCACGTTAATTCCGTCCAGTGAGATAGGGAAGTTCCGCAGAATTTTAACTTTGTTCATGGGCTGTGCGTCCTCTGCAACATGATTGCTTTATTCCATATCAACACATCTTCTGAACACATGACGAAGAACCGCGCGCCATATCTCGCAAATTGATCTGTGACAAATAGCGTTCCGTTGAAAAATATAAAATCAGTAACACCGCTGACCTTTATCAATGCGCGCCTATCACGAGCAATCATGGTGGTGTAATCATCGCCGATACCCACGTCGATCTCAGCAAATGCGTTTCTGTTGGTGGCCTTGCTGATTTGAAACGTGATGTTGATATTATATGTTTCGCCAGCGGCGAATGGTTGCAACGTGCTGTCTCCAAATACATCAAGGCCAATACCACGGCGAAATTCGGTTGTGCTATTGCTTGCCTGCCCGTCAACAGTGAAGTGTGTCAGCGTGTCGGATGTTATGGATTGCTTGTTGTCCACGGTGTGCGTGGCGTCATGCAGATATAGCCATCCGCCGTTGTACGGCGCGCGGCGCTCATTGCCGTCATCCGTGTGGATGATCATGTCGGCTGCGCGCTTGTTGTCCTCAGTGGCGTCCACCAATTCGGACCAGTTGATATTAGTCATTGGATACCCCTGCGCTTAGTGACGGGCCACCGTAGCGGCCCGCTGCTAAGATCAGGTTGCCGCAGTACCGGCGTCAATTGTGGCCGTAGCCATAACCGCGCCTTTGTCCTTGCGAGCATGAACGGCTACAACGGCGTTTGTGCCGGTTGTGCCGGTTGCCACGATCCGCACATAACGCTTGCCGCCAACGTAGCCGATAGAACCTACCATCGTATCGTCGGCGTCGTCGCTTGTGACAGTCAGCGCGCTTTCAAGTCCAACCAGATCAGCGTCCACAACTGCCGTTGCATCAGCCGCCGCAGTTGTATCGCTTTCCTGAACCTCAAAAGCAAAGCCCGATGCAGTTCCAGCATCTGTAACCGTACCAGTGGAGACTGTGAATGTCAGAGCCTCCCAGCCCTGCATATCAATCCAATCGCCAGCCGATGGCGTAACGCCCGACAGTGTAGCGGATAAGCCTAAGCCAAATTCCGCGTTGTTTCGCATATCAAACTGAGCCATTATGCTGCCACCTTTCCGATAACTGCCGCGTCGAAGGACGTAACATCGCCGCCAACGCGCTGGGTTGTGTAGTAGGTCACGAAGCCTTTGTTGGTGAATGGGTCACGCAACACTTGCAATCCAACGCGATCCACGACCGTGTAGAAGGACGCAAAGTCAGCGTAGACGATGCTCAGAGCGTTTGCCGCAACTGCTGGCATATCGTCCATGAACACAACTGACTTACCCAAAAGCTGGATTGTCGCCTGACCGTCACGCAAAACAACCGGGCTGAAGAAGTAATTGTCATCGCCCTTCAACTTGAGCGCCGCGCCAAAAGTGGTACGTTTCATACCCCAGATCGCGCCTGCCTGATAATCTTCTTTAAGTGCGTTCTGCACCTCGATCAGACCATCTGCATTCATCGCCGTCGCAGACCCCATGTTCACTTGACGCAGTGCGTTGCGTTCATAGGTTCCACCGGTCGATTGTGCCGCGTATGTCAGGAACCCACGCGGCTTGCCAACGCCATCGCCAGAGACGAATGCGGTGTTTTGCGTGCGTGAAAACTTGTCTGCGACCTTGCGGGAAAGCCATGCCTCAACGTCAAGATAGCTGTCCTCAATCATCTCGGTGGTCATGCGAGGGTCGGATTCGATCTTGTGCGCGGTGATAACCTTCTGAGCAAGCTGAGGCGTGTCAGTCTGGCCACTGGATGCACCTTCACCAACCCAGCGAGCGGTGGCTTCCTGATCGTCGATCAGAATGTCGATGCTCTTTGCGCCAGTGCGCTCCACGTTGGCAACTTGGCGGACGGGAGACGTTTCAAATACGCGGTCAATTACCATAGTTGAAAGCTCTGGGCGAACCAGATAACCGCCATCTGGGTTCACGTCTGTTGACATGCCCTTGATCTCGATGCCCTCGGAACCGGCTTTGAAGCCTTCCGGCAAGGTGCCGTTTGACATGTATTGTTTAAACGCATCTCGGTGCTTTTGATCAAGATCAGCGTCCATGCCTTTGCTTTCGCCGCCGTTTGGTCGGTTCATCGCGGCTTCAAGTTTGGCTTGCTTGGTGTTCAAGGCTTCCACGTTTTTCGTGATTTCCTCAACCATGCGGTTGTGCTTTTCTTCTGTGATAACGTCCTTTGGCGCGGATGCTTTCAAAGCGTCCACTTCAGAACGAAGTTCAACGAGGGTCGGGTTGATTTTTTCAACAAGCCCTTTGATTTCTGTCAGGTCGGTCATTTAATGAGCCTCCATATTTGACAAGGTTTCAGTCAAAAGTGCTTTGAGTTCGTCAACGTCTCGCTGAACATTCTCGGGATCGGTCGCGTTGTCTGCGTCTCGCAGAACATCAGACCGTGCCTTCCATGCGCCACCCGCCATAGCTTTAGCCATGCGGTTTGAGTGGCCCATATCCTTAAACGCGCGCTCAATGTGGCGCTGCGTAATATCCTCGGCTTTCATCGCGTAGATGCCAGCCATTTCGTTCATAGGGAATGTGACAATGCTGGTTTCCCAGAGGTCCAGCTTGGTAAGCCTGCGAATGTCTTTTTCGGTGTCCATCTCGTACTCTTGAGTACGATATCCGATGCTAAGACCTTCGATGCCGCCCATCTCGACTAGGTCGGCAATTTCGCCCGCTTTACCGCGTCGGCTTACTCGGCCCTTGATAAATAGGCCGTTTTCATCTTCACCCATTTCATCCCAAGCGCCGATTGGCTGAGATGGATCGTGGTTCCAAAGCATTTTAGGTTTGCGACCGCTGGCAATGCACGCCTTGAATGCGCCGGGCATGACAACATCATTGCCTTTGTCGATGTTGCCAAAGACAGAGCCATAGCCAGAAATTGTGAGGTAATCGTCGCTTTTTCCCTCAACTTTAAGTTCAAGGGTCGCCATCTTTATTTCAAGCGGTTCGCCGCCATCTTTGCGTGCGATGAATTGCAGCATTTAATGATCCATCTATGGGCCTCGGGCGTCTCACGACGGCCTTTGCAGATTGTATAACACGTATTTGCTAACTTGCAAAGAGTTGGGATTAGCACAAAAAAAAGACCGCCCGAAGGCGGCCTAGTAGGGGAGGTAATCAAGATGCTCTTACGGTTTAATGTGTTTTCGCAGAACACTCAAGCGCGATAATTGGGCAAAGCGTTATACGCCCTCAATACATACTCAAGGTCTAGGGCCTTTTTTATGCCTATGCCCGGGGCTTTCATTAGATCGCGTCTCACAGACGTCGTTGACGGGCAAATCAAATCTACCAAATCAAAAACATTATCTACCCCAAAGA